ATCTGGTTAGCTAACGCAAGAGCCATAACTCTGTCGTCGTAAGGAGATCCTGACATTGTGCCTCTGTCGTTACGAACGAATGTTCGTAACTCTGCCAATGTGTGTTTATCCCTAATGATAAGTTCTTCGTTTCGTAATGCGGAACTCAAATCGTCAATCATTAACGGTTTAGAAGTTCTTGTTGTTTTCCACCCGTATTCTTGACTAATTCTGTTATTGACGTTGTTTAACTGTCTGCGTCTAAACAAGTTCGGGTACCCAAGATGACGCAACTCTGTGATTGTTGTAAGTCCGTGGTTGTTTGATTCAACACAGCATAAAGCGTTGCGATACCACAGCCCTAACGCCATTACCTCTTCAGCCAGCAAATCTGGTGCTATATGCCCATGCCAGATTGCTACTTGTTCTCCGCTACCCACATCTAATACTTGGATTACAGAGTAATCGCCATGACCAAGACCTTCAGCAGTATCTACGCCCATGACATAGGCAGACATGCTTTCTGGAGCTTGCCAAATTTCGACACTCACGACGGCCTAAATTCTGCTGAACGACCATTAAGTCGCATATATCCAACTTGTCCACGAATCACGTTGCGTTCCATCGCTTGCAAAATATCTAAATCAAATACAGGGTTACCTGACTTTACAAACGCTTCCTCTGGTGTAGTTGGATACTCCTGAGCAAGCTGCCAAGGCAGCATTGACTCAATCTTCTCCTGATACCAAGAATCCCCTCTATCTTCAGTCGCAGACCAAGGATAAAACATGGGCTCAAACTTGTTTGACCCCGTAGTAGCCCCAACCCACAACTGATGATAGAAGTTACCTGAACCATTAGCAGTACTTAAGCCAATGATCCGCCCTCCCACGTCCGCCACGGGTTCAATACTCGCCCATGCCTCTTCAGGGTTGGGGAGAAAGGCCCATTCGTCAACGACAATAAGTGTGGCCGATTCACCACGGGCAGGATCCGACGCCGACGGCATTGATGTAATCTGCGATCCGTTATCGAAACCCATTCGCTGTTGGTGTTCCACCAAGGACTTAGGTCCACGTTCTACCATCCATTTCGGTAAGTGTTGAAATCCGTACTTACTTTTCCGAAGTAATAGTACGGATTCCCTCTCAGTTCGAGAGAGATCAATAATGTTCTGGTCTGGATGAAAAAACGCCAGCCAGAACTGGTGAGCCGCAACAAGCGTGCTCCACCCAATCTGCCGCGCTTTTAACGTAAGCGAATATCTATTTGCTGCCCAGTGGTCGATAGCTTCCTTTTGAGCTTCACGTAAAGCAAAAAGAATACGCCCGTGAGCAGGGTGAGCGATATGCCAATAGTTCCGTAAAAAATATCCCTCGTTCTTGACACACTTCCTCCATTCGGCTTCCTGCCGAAGTTCTGCTATCCTAGACATTGTGCTTACCAATCATTACTGGTGGATCCCAGAGGCCTTAACCCCACAGCAATGCGACCAAATCGATCACGCTGCTGCGAAAATTCACGAAGTCGAAGGAATCCATTTCGGGGACGAAGGCGGACAACGAAATTCTCAAATATCTTGGATATACGATGACTCCATAAGTGAGATAATTTGTGCTTGGATACGTCAAGCAAACAAAGAAGCAGGCTGGTACTACGACCTACAAATACCAGAAGCCGTACAATATACTCGCTACCGCGAAGGCGGCCAATACGAATGGCATATCGACGGAAACCAAGATCAGCACGCCGCCCGTAGACTCGTTCAGGCAGCACCAAACCCCATTCCATTAAACATCACTCCATTCCCAGAGTTTCAAGGAACTGTACGAAAACTTTCAGCAACAGTCAACCTATCAAACCCTGAAGATTACAACGGAGGAGAACTTCAGCTTCGTTTCTACGACCGACTGCACATCTTCAATGAAGCACCCAGGGGTTCTATCGTTGTGTTCCCTAGTTTCATTGAACATCGTGTAACCCCAATCCAATCAGGAGAACGTAAAGCGGCTGTGGTATGGCATAACGGTTACCCCTTACGTTAAACCTCAATGTAGATACACTCCCCAGGACACTCTTCAGCAGACTCTATAACAGCTTCCAGATGATCTTCCCCGAAATTAGCAAGCCCCAAAGCGCCACCAGGATCATCAAAAACATGACCATCCTCCTGAACATAAGCAAGCCCGTCATCTCTCATCACGAAAACATCAGGACATATTTCTGCACACAATCCGTCGCCCGTACACAGATCTTGGTCAATCCAAACCTTCATCAGCCATCCATATGTCCACAACAATCACAATGATTACAACTACAAGGACACGACTCGCAACGGCAATTCGGGCACTTTGCTTTCACCATTAGCAATCCATATCTTTCCGCAACTTCTCCCAAACAGACCACTGAGATTCAGTCCACGTATGCTCAATCGTGTTATAAAGCTGCGAACACTGCGGCCCATACCCAGGAACAAGATCCGTACGCACAGTCGGCTCAGGATCAGAACTCGGCCACAACATCATAAGACCAGAAACAGCAGCAACAAGAGCCACAACAGCAGCCGTAATAGCTTTAACCATCTTTTTGAGGGCTTCGGCCCAAACATCAGTTCGTTCAGCGACATCTTCTATTGACATAACCCCCCTTAACGCAGACGGGCTTTACCTCCAGCCCCCTGCCTAGCTCTGTTTCTCGATGTACTCTCAGGACGCAAACTCCCATCTTTGCCATGAGACATATCTTTACCAGCTAAATTCACGCCCCGAGCCTTCGCTCGGCGGCGTGCAGTCCCCAACTCCGATCGTTTCTTCCTCTGAGCAGGCTGCTTACCAAACTTCGTATCATAAGCAGACTTCTTACGCCTAGCCTCAGGATTAGAACGATAATACTTAGCAGACTTCTTAGGATTCTTAACTCTAGGCGAAGCCATTACTGACAACTTTCACAAATATCCACCTCATCCAACGAACACTCAATAGGCTCATCATCCAACAACGGATCACGCAACAAATCAGGACGCTCCCCCATCTCCTCAAGCTGCATCCACATCCCATCATCATGCAAATCCTCAGGAGCCCTCATTTACGGCGAGCATTCTTAACAGGCTTACCAGTCCTCTTAGACGCACGCTTAGCAGCCGCACGCCCCTTAGCCGAATAAGAATAATGCTTATTGCCAACCTTAGGCATCCTCACTCCTTAACTCACCAACCAAACTCTCTAACTCCGCAGCCAACTCATCATCAGACAAACCAGAAGCCTCACGCTCATCCTCAACAAGCACACGACGCTTCGGAGTAAACTTATCTATATACTGCAAATACAAAGTAGCAGCCTTCACATCACCCTGAGCCGCCTGCTTATACAAAGCATCAACAACAGACTGTGTTCGCTCAGGGTGAACATTCAATTCTGCCGCCCTGCGGTCCCACTCACGGACAAAACGAGGATCCGATTTCCAACGCCTCAACGTACGATCATTAATCCCACGATCCGAAGCCCACTCCTTCTGAGTCCGAGGCTCCCGATCCTCCGACAACAACCAATCTAAAAACTCAGACCAGTCCGAAGGCATCACCTGTTCACCTGACTCGGGATCAGTTTGCCACTTCATAACAGTCCTCCTACAAATACAAACGAAATGTCCCATTTGGGACACCCCCAACTATATAGTAGAAACGGCGGGGGGAGGAAACGCCCTAAGCGTTTCCTCCCCCCGCCGCCTCCCCTACAGTAACACATTGTAACCTTCAACTGCAAACAACAGTAGTAGATTACAGGCCGAAGGCCAGAATAAAAAACTACTCCTCACTCCAAATTGATATCTATACATGGTGTAGTGGGCGAGGGGGTACCCCCCCTAGGGGTGGGGGTGCAGATAGTGTTAAAAGACAGTGGTAGGGTGCCTTTACAATGGGTGTTAGGTGCCCTTAACATTCTGTGGAAAGCGATGTTGACGGGAGTAGGTAAGTTTACCTACTGCGGACAGTCGTGACGACCTTACATTTATTCGTTGGTGTTCTTGTGTTGGAGTGTGTGGTAGTGGTTGGGTGTTTGTGGAATTCCACAACGGATGGAGAATCTCGAATTGACGGTCAATATTTAAGTGTGCTATTTTGGAGTTAACGGATGGCGGAGAGTCCGCCCTCCGAATTTCAAATAGGGGAGAATCCCAATGACAGTTTCAGTATCCACCGAAGGTAAAGCGATAGAGGAAATGGCTACGGCAAGCGCTGGTAGCGGTTCTGCTTTCGAGGCTCTACTTACTCACTTCGAACCAACGGTCAACGGTTGGATGAGCGAGGGGCTGAGCAAGAATGCATGCCGTAATCGTCTGGTCACCAACGTGACCGAGTACAGCCAGACCATGAACAAGCGCAACAAGGTCTACGCCGATGTTGCCGAGTGGTTGGCCTCAGATGCACCTAACGACCTGCTTCGGCTG